ATTCATACAGAGGCTTCAGTAATATTCAACGGAAGTTATTGGGGTATGCAAGTAGGTTGTGGTGTAGATAGAAAGTCTTATGCTATGGCTTATTCAAAGCATTTCGCTAAAACCTATAAACTAGCTTGCGGGGTTGTTTTAAACCGAGGCTCACTACCTATAGTCATTCCTTATGAAGAAGGATAAAGACGCAAGTACGTTTATCTACATCCTTATAATGGTTGTAGTTTATTATTTAGCTGCGTAAAGAGTAGCTACCGATAGCGCGAGCATCACTAAATGTTGCCAAGTAACTTCACCAGCAACCTCTATTTGATGCACCGCAGCTATTGCTATAACACCCCCAATAGTTCTTCTACTAGACCATTTACCTTTACTATCCTTAAACATTTTAGGGATTATAAAAGAAGCAATTTTAGCTCCAGTAGCAACCATAGGACTTATCATAGGCTTAACGTCTTTTAACTCTTCGTCTAATTTCTTAGTTCTTCTTTTTACCATAGTTCGGGATGATAAACTCTAAAACTTTATCTACCTTACCAAAGATGTCGTCATCCTTAAGTGTAGGGGTTAGTCTTACTATAACCTTTAACGCAGCCATAACAGCTACTAAAATAGTTATAATGTCCGCTCCGTTTTCTGTAATGTACTGAATCATTTTGTTTAAATTATGGTTATTGTAAATGAGCTAGGCAACGCTTTAAGTAAAGATTCCATAGTATCCCTACTAGACGTCACGTCTAACTCGTTATCTCCATTAATATCCGTATGAGTTCTACCTACAGCTATACAGCCTCTAAGTTGAGAGTTGTAGTTTGCTGGGTGTATAAGTATGAAGTCTCTTTCCTCTACGTCTTTTAAGATCAAATGCTCTCCATGTTTTTCAGAGAACCTAACCTCTACGTCATAATCACCCCTAGGGATGCAGGAAACATTCCTTCTGTTGTCTCTCCACGTTAATTCTAGGGTCTTGCAAGAGAACGCCTCTTTAAGTCCTTTATAAGCGCTTAAAACGCCTAAAGTCTGAGTCCCATCATCTATTAGTCTGGTTAAAACTACTTTCATTTATTCAAATATTGTCGCTGTTAATCCTGCTTGAAATGTTAAGTATTTAGTTCCGCTGCCAGTGTATCCAGTGTTTTTAATTAATAAGTAAACTATTTTACCAGCGGGAATTGTTGTTGTTGTATTTATTTCGAATGTATAACTATCGCTTTGTACAGCGCAGTTTACGGTAGTAGTTGCAAATAGATCAAAGTTGTCTATAAACGTACCGCCATCATCTTGGTCAGAAGTGTATATGTATATATCCACATTTCCAGTATGGCTAGTGTTAGCAATAGTACCTCTAATTGATACATTTTTTAAGTCTACAGGGGTATTATACCCTGCTGCCGTTGAAGCTGCTGGAACACCAAAAGCAAGATTAGACACATAGCTACTCCAAGTTGTGTGGTTTAATCCAAATGTAGAACTACCGTAATAGTATCTATTATTAGCTCCACTATAAACTCTTCCTCCAAAATTAACTATAGGCATCACCTTTTTAGAAAAGGCATTGTCTGTAATATTTGGAACAGATTTTATTAAGGTGTGGAATATAGCTCTTAAATTGAAAATAGACACACCACCTTTAACATTGGTTTTAAATTTATCTTCAATAAAGTGAAGTAAGTTGTCTCTGTCAAATTGCTCATTAGACGCTACAACAACCTTGTCTTCTGTTCTAGCTTGAGCATCAAAGACATCTTCGTAGCCTTGGGCTGATACATTATAATCATCTGTTAAAGCCATAGTTATTTATTTTTGATTCTTCTTCCATAAATCGTATAAACGAAATGCCGTATATGTTACGGCTAAAAGTAAAGAAACGATTCTTAATCCTTGTTCTATTTCAGTCATGGTAGACATTACTACCGCACCGCCATTAACTACAGTTATCTCCAAAGAGTCTTTTAATTTATTAATAGTATCGTTCATCGTCTCTCTTTTTTACGCTCTTGTATCTATCAAACTTACCTCCGTAAGCTAGAATCCCCCCAAGTCTAACGACGTTATCTCCATGTAAATGCTTATCATTTTTAGCGCTTTCGTAGTCAGAGAATACACCGTCATTTTCGCTGTCATCTAACCACTCAATCATATCTTTTTTAAGGATTTCAGCCTTTCTAAAAGTGTCTTGCTTTAATATAGATAGCTCAGTGTTATCCGCAGGGTCACTCCACTCGTCGTCATTTATCATAACACCAGCAGAGGTTGTATTGTACTGCATATCATTTAAAACCTCATACTTTACATAAAAAGCAAGGCAGGGTTTTATGTAATTGTTTACAAGCGTAGTCTCGTTAGAGTCTAAGCTAGATTGCTGACCCTTTTTTCTAAGTTCGCCCCAGAAAAAGTCTCCTAAGTGTTGTTTAAGGTGAGAAAGCTCTGCTATAAGAATGATGTTATCATCTATAACAGAAGTGTCCATATTGCTATTAGTCATAGCCTTAGAAACAACCTCTGCCGCAGTAATTAAGTTAGTATATTGTCTATAGTCCGTTGCCGCCATCGTCTTTAGATTTAAGGTCTGTTAAATATATATCTTCTAAGTCTGGTCTTTCCTCTAATCCTATAAGTGCACGCAACTCATTTACATCTGCAATTTGAGTTATATCAATGTCAGCAGCAAACCCAATAGGAGACTCAAACTGAACCTCTAAAGATGAAGCGTCAGTCTTTAATACCTTCCCTATAGCGTCTCGCATAGGCTTAAATACTTGTTCGATAGTATCTTGGATTACGGTTCTCATAACTAAGTCGTAAGATATTCTAATCTCACTACCCGTATTATTCATTTTACCGCTAGACACAATACCAGATAAGGCTGGTTGCCATCTGTGAGCTGTTACTATATTGTTACGGGTTAATTCTTGATACTCCATAAAAGAACCGTCTTTGTCGTCCTTTAATATCTGTACGTTAGAACCTCCGCCGCCAACTCCGTCCTTAACTAAGAATAAAATTTTTCCGTTATTGCCTTCTCCAGTAAGCTTGTCTTGAGCCAAAGAGATTAACTCCTCTGCTTCATCATCACCCATAGAGCCTTCTATTTCTATAATAGCTGAAGGCATAAATCCGTTCTCGAACTTAGAGCGGTTGTACTTCTGTATTAAGTAATCTATTTCTATAGATCCACTTTCTGCGGCAGCTATATAGTCTGGAATACCATACCTTTGGAATCCACTCTCGTAGTCCTTAAACATAAGAACTGAGCGGCCATTTTTAAAGTTAGGAAACATAGGTAGCTTTCTAACCTTTTTATCTTCTTCATCGTAGTAAGTCCAGTCTGGATTGATATAAACAGAATCCATATCCTTACCAACTCTTACCATTGTAGCGTCAATGTGATACATATTGCACCCTCCATCGTACTCTACAAATTCTATGTATGAGTTACCAAAAGTATAAAAGTCATCTACAACTAATCTAAAAAGATTTCTAAGTGATTGACCCGAAGGGTTTACTTCCTTTAAGTATTCATTTAGCTTTGCGTTTATAGTAGTTATTTTACTACCCGCTGTGTAAGTTGCTTTTTGAGATAAGATAGCTCTGTGCGTACTAGACTTTCTTTTAAGCTCCGCTAGGTATTGAGGGAATAAGTTATCATCCCCAAACCTGTAAAACTCTTTAGATGTAATCTCTCTTTGCGTTTCTCTAATTTCTGGCATAGGAGCTAAGTTTACTATATCAAACTTAACTTTTCCACTTGCTGCCTTCGTTAGCGCTTTAGAGGTAGTGCTTGCTACAAACCTACCATTAGAATCTCTCTCTCTTTTAGCCACAATAAAATAGAATAATGATTAAACAAATATAAGAAAATAACGGGCTACTCCCTTAGTTTCACCCATTAATTTACTTATAAAGATGCTATGCTAAAACGTAAGGTAACGCTCCTTGAACAGCAGTTAATTTTAGAGTAAGACCAGTTCCGTCAGCTAAAGCTGAACCACTTCCGCCTTCAACAGACTCTAAGAATAAAGGGAAGTCAGTTGTAGTTCCCGTAGAACCTTCTCCAGTTCCTAGAACTCCATCAAAACCTACAACGTAATCTTTACCGTCATAAGTTTCAACTTTAGCAACTAAAGCTTCGCCTACCATTGCTTGAATAGCTTTTAGCTTTCCGTCGCTAATTTTAGCTACATATCCTTCAACAGATACTGTAAACATCATAAGACCCCTTTCTTGTGTAGCAGAAATAGTCATGTTTGCAGTTTCTTTCTCGAAATCAATAACCGCAGTAGATGCACCCAGCACTAAAGAAGACTCTACCGCAGTCTGAGCTGTAACGTCAACATCTACCAATGTAGTTGCATCGTATATACCTAGGGTTAATTTTTTTACACCACCTTTCGAAAAGTGGTCAGTATTAGATACTGTTATCGCTGATAATGCCATTTTATTTTGTTTTTAAAAGTTAAAAAAAAAGGGAGCGGGATTAGTTCCCAACCCCCTTTTAATATTAATCATTATACTATATCTTAAGCTTGCTCGCTCATGTAAGTACAAGCCAATTTAGCGTCTAGTAAAACCGTTCCACAGTTGTATCCGAATCGGAATCTGTACTGCTTCTCATCTTGGTTATACCAGTTCTCAACATTAGCTGCCTCAAAATCAGAACCAACAACTAAAGCGCCGTCAGCAATAAGAGCGATACGAGCTCCTGCAGCAGTAGTGTAAACCGCATCAGTTGCAGAGTCACCTAAGTTAGCAGAAGCAGTCATAACAGAACCGAAGTCGTTAGCTAAAACTGTATCCCAGTCTCTACGAACTACAATAGGAATACCTCTGTAAGAAAGTGTAGGGATTCCATTCTGTAAGTCAGAGTACGCAGGAGCAACTCCTTTAGCAGTCAATTCTGCAACGTAGTCATCAGCAATCTGTCCAGAAACGTAGAACGTCTTAGGAAGCTCTTTCAATTCAGCAGTAGCCTTACCGTAAACTCCTTCAAGAGCAGCGATAGCAGCCTCTCCAGAGACGTTAGTTGCGTAAGTTGCTACAGTAACTTGAGTAGAAGGAAC